TCCGTCTTCCTTGGTGGTGGTGACGCAACAAGCCGCGATGGGCTTGAGATACCAACGCATGACTACATTGCCAATACCTACGATGGCAGCAATAATATGCTGACATCAACATTCAAGCGCGGCGGCGCAAGTGGTCGAACCGTTGCGATATTGACCATGACATATGATGCCAACAACAATCTTTTGACGGTTACCAAGAGCTAAACCATGGCATACAAATTTAATCCGTTTAGTAGAAGACTGGATGATGTAGGCAACTACACAATGGTGCGTGGCCAAATCAGCAAGATGACCACTGGTACGGTTAATATTACGACGCAAAGTGTCTATGTTAGCACGGGTTTGACTGCAACACTTGACACAACAACAGACAACGGCTTGGTGCTTGGTACAACTGACGCATTTGGCTTGAAAAGCACGATTCCTAGCACTAAGCTGTTGCGCTTTTACGGCAGCATTGATGCCCGCACTACCAGCGGTAACAACAAAATTCTTGGTGTCAAGTTGGCCTTGAATGGTGTGGCCATTGATGCAACCGAATGTCGCGCTTATACCGGCGGTTCAAATGAAGAGGCCAAGCTGGTAACAAGCTGGATGATTGAAATGGACGAAGACGATGAAGTGTCTTTGTTTATGGCAAACCACAGCAGCGACGTTGACATTGACTTTCGGCGCGGTCGCCTTGTTGCAAGCGAGGTATTTGCATGACTCTTGCCAGCCCGCTACGCAAGGTTGCCAGCAAGTTGATGGCAAAGTTTGGTGGTGTGGTAACGATTCGTGTTGTGACCCTAGGAACTTACAACACAACCACTGGAGCCATCACAGAAACCACTGCTGACACTGCAGTGCGTGGCGTGCTTGAGGATGTGAACGCTCGTGAGGTGAACGACCTGATCCAAGCAAGCGACAAGAAACTGACGGTAGCTGCAGCAGACCTAGCAGCAGCACCTAGCACGGCTGACCGTGTAGTGATCAGCAGCGTGAGCCATCAGATTATTAGGGTCACTACGATTGAACAGGACAACACGGCTATTACGCACGAGCTAATCCTGAGGGCATAGTGGCACGACGCATCAACCTATCGCAGATTGGCAGTTACTCCCAAGAGAAGTATGAGCAGTTGCTGCGGGTGGTTGTGTTTGAAACAGACAGCAGGCTAAAGCAAGAAAGCCCTGTTGATACCGGACGCTTTCGCGCTAGCTGGGCGATCAGTGAACAGGGAACCCCTGGTTTTGACGCTGGACCGCAGGGTAACCCAAATGCGTTGAAACCTCCTTTGCGACTTGATTATTCGACAGAGCGAGCCGGAGGTGTATATCACATTCATAACAGTCTGCCATATGCCGAAAAATTGGCATATGGGGCGCCGGGTTCAGGACGCAGAACCGAAACTCGCTATAACCCTAAGCGCGATGTAGAAACGTGGGCTACCCCTGGAGGTGGAAGCAGCATCCAAACCAATGGACCCGGTTGGACTGATCTGATAGCCCGTGAAATGACGGCATGGGCACAGCAACAAGCTAGGCGCATCGGGAGACAAGACTGATGGCATCCGTCAACCTCAACACCATCCGCTCAACCATCGAGGGCAGGCTTGCTACTGAGCTGGCATCGGCACCAGTGATCCCGGTTGTGTTTCACAACCAACCCTCAACCCCAACACCTAACAGTTCCTTTGTCCAATGCCTTGTCAGCTTTGGCAACAATAACTTCCTGACGATGGGTGGCACCACTGGCAGCAGTAACAGCGTCATCGGTGTCATCGTGATGAATGTCTTTACGCCAAAGGGTGTTGGACCTGGCGCAAATCTGACAATAGGTAAGCGAATCCGTGACCTTTACAATAGGCAAGTAGTCAGTGGCGTTCATTTTGATCCGCCTACTGGACCCGAGGTGGTGGCATCGCCAGCTCCAGAGGGTTACTTCCAAACACAGGTCAGATTGACCTTTGAAACCTTCGAGGATCTCTAACCATGGCCTTTTACCGGGGACAGCAAGGCAGCGTCAAGTTTGACGATGCTGGCTCTTCTGCCGCAGCTATTACCAGCACCCGCTCTTGGTCTTTGACCGTTGAAAAGGAATCGCTGGACACCACCGCCCTGGGCGCTACCTATCGTGCCAACGTAGGCGGTTTGATTAGTGGGTCTGGCACCTGCGAAATCCTTTACACCGCTTCTAGCGCGGACGAAACCAACGTCTTCATTGAACACGTCAATACGGCGAACGATGAGGGCTTGGCTCTGTTTGAGCTATTCCTTGACACCACTGGCACCAAAAAAATCAGTTTTGATGGTGTCATTACCTCGGCTGAGTATTCTGCAACCGTGGGCGAAATCGAAGTCATTACCCTGAACTTCGTGACCAACGGCGCCATCTCTCTGGACATCTGATCATGGCTTTTTATCGCGGTCAACAAGGCACTGTCTTCTTTGACAAAGCCGGTAGCGGCGGTCTATCCGAGATCGCAGCAGTGCGGTCATGGTCTATGACCGTCGAAAAGGAATCACTGGATGTAACCGACCATGGCGACACTTATCGTGCCAACGTGGGTGGTCTAATCAGTGGCTCGGGCACCATTGAGCTGATGTATGACGCCCCTGGCTCTGGCGACAAGCTAGATCTGATCAAGGACGTTAACCAAGCCACCGACGAAGCCGATGCAGCTTTTGAGCTGTATTTGGACGAGACTGGCGGTAAGAAGATTACCGGCACGCTGGTGGTGACAGGCTCTGAATACAGTGCTACGGTTGGAGAGATCGAAATTGTGACGGTTAACTTCGTCACATCCGGTGCTCTTACCCTCAGTATCTGATGCCTGCTGCTACACCCCGCGCCGTTGACCTGCTCACTGGCGCTTTTGATCTGAACCAGCGCCGTAAATTTAGCGTCACCAATGATGCTGGAGAAACTGTGCTGGTTCTTTATTTCAAGCCCATCACACGAGCGGACCGCAAGCGTGCCAGCACGTTGGCTGGTTCTGAAGAGGCATTGGATATCAGCACGCAGATGCTATGTCAAATGGCAGAGCTTGAAGATGGCACTAAAGCCTTTGCCTCTGCTGATGCTGCCAAACTGCAGCGAGAGCTGCCGGAACGTGTGCTAAATGATTTAGAGCTGTTCCTGTTCGGGCTAGGTGGTGACGGCAATATAGATGAAGCAAAAAACGATTAGAGGAAGACTCTTGGTTGTTCTTTGAGTTCTTCCTGGCTACTAAGCTCGGGATGACAGTTAGTCGTTTGCGTAGCGAGTTGACGGACGCTGAGTTTGTTCATTTTGCAGCCTTCTACGAGATAAAAGGCAAGCGCGAAAAAGAAGCAATGGATAAGGCAAAGTCAAAACGGTAGACTGACTCTATAGGGAGGTATCGCCGTGGCTGTTTCGGTTGTAGACGTACAGGTAAGGACCGGCGGCGCGGTCAAAGAATTAAACCGTCTTGAGCAGGCGTCCAAAGGTGCAGCGGCTAGTATCGCAAGCCTTGTTTCTACTCTTGGTGCAGGTTTTGCTCTTCAACAAATAGTACGTACAACATCACAGTTTGAATCTGTTTTAAGTGAGATTGGCAAAACTGCAGGCGCTAGCGAAAAGGAAATCACCAAGCTAGCAGAAAGCCTTAAGCAGTTGTCTGCCCCAAGTAAAACAAACCTAGCGCCCACGGTGTTAGCCGAAGGTGTCAAAGACCTTGTGGCGCAGGGTTTGAAGCTAAATGACGCAGTGGCGTCAATGGAGACTCTTGGGAAGGTTGCCGTGGCAACTAACTCGGAATTGACTGATGTCACTAAGACTGGTTTTCAGCTACAAAGCGCACTTAAGATTAGACCAAATGAATTAAAACAAACATTTGACGCCTTGGCATTTGCTGGCAAGGCGGGTGCATTTGAACTGAAAGACATGGCTCAGTTCATGCCTACCATTGCATCTGCTGCAACATCACTAGGCATCCGAGGCAAAGAAGGCGCGGTTGCCTTGGCGGCAATGATGCAGATGGTTCGCAAAGATGCCCCCGGCGCTGCTGAGGCATCTACACGACTGACGGATGCGTTATTGAAAATGACGGCACCGGAGACCGTCAAAAACTTTAAAAAATTTGGTGTAGACATTGAAAAAGTTCTGAAGGATGCAGTGGCAAAGGGTGTCAACCCTATGGATGCTGCAATCAAAGAATTGATTCGTGTCACGGGCAAAGATACATTTAAGTTATCGCAGATATTTGGCGACAAAGAAGCCAAATTGGCATTGATGGCGCTGATGAAATATAAAAAGGAATACGAAGAGCTTAAGGCTGCTGCAGGTGGTGCAGCAGCGGCAGGTACTGTACAAAAAGATTTTGAAGCATCCCTAAAAACATTTAATGGACAACTGCAAACTTTGCAGTCTTCTGGTGAGCTATTAGCGTTGTCGCTGGGCAGAACGTTGCTACCAGTGTTGTCTCGATTCATTGAGGAGCTTGTGCCGCTTGCTAACGGCATTGCTGAATTTGTGCAAGGTATTGGGCAACTACCTAAACCTGTGCTCGATGCAGTTGTTGAAGTAACCAAGCTAGTTATTCAAATTACGTTACTGAAAAAGTTTATTGGGTTGATAGTTGGCGCAGCCGCTTTGTTTAAGGGTGCAATGGCTTTGCTGACTGCCCAGACAGCAATGGCTGGTGCAGCAGCACTTACGGGAAACGCAAAATTGGTTTTACTTCAAGGAGGTATTACAGGAACTGGACGTGTTGCGGCAATAGCAGCGCCGTTAGTTAATACTTTAGCTGCAAGCCTAAGAGCTTTGTCGCTCATTGGGATTGTCACCACTGGTATCAACTATGTAAGCAACGTTGTTGGGGAAGCAAAAAGTATTGAAGAATTGCAGAAACGCAGAGCAGCAGGAGGTGCTGCAGCAGCATTCAAAGGCGCTACTCGTGAGACAGTTGTCAGCGCACAAGCGGGGCAGCGAAAAGCTTTGTTGGCACTGCAAAAAAAAGAAGAGGAGCGACAAAAAAAATTGGCGAAATCAAGTCCATTGTTTCAAATACCCGTAGTTGGACCCTTGGCTCTGACTGCGATGTCGCCGTTTATGGCAGCAGAGCAAACAAGAATATCTGAAGAGCAACAATTTGCAAGAGGAGTATTAGGTCTTAATCCTAGTAATTTCAAACCTGAGGCAACAACTCAATCGAATCTTGATGACTCTTCAGGAGTTGGCATAGATCCACTGACCAAGCAAAAGAATAAAAAGCCACGCGAGAGTCAAGTGCCTGAGCTTACTCGTGAGCTTCGTTTATTGCAGCAGCAAACACAACTGCAGGGTCTGCTAGGTCAAGCTGCTTCGGCTAAAAACAAAGAGGATGAGATTCGCCTGCAGGGTATTGGTCGAGAAACTGAACTTCTGTATCAAGCCCTTGCTATTGAGCAAAGCTCTGTACCCCTACAAGAGAAACAGCTTGGTATTGCCAAAATTGGTGAACAACTGGCTCAAAGCCAAATTCAAACAGCACAAGAACTTGCGATGCTCGACTTGCAGCAACGTGAGACAGGCATTGAAAGAATCAAAACTATAGAAGAAGAGAACGAATTGCTGCAAGCAAAAATAAATGGCAATGAGGCAGAGGTTTTGCTTAGGCAACAGATTGCGCAAATAACGAAAGATACAAAAGGATTGGACGAAGGGCAAGTCAAAGCACTTTTAGAGCGCAACAACGCCCTCAAGCAACAGATTGATGCTGCCACTCAACTTAAACAGCTTTATGCCGACATTGGTATGTCCATTAAGGACGGTGTTGTTGGCGCTATCCAAGGCGCCATTGATGGCACGAAGAGCCTGCAAGAGGTTGCTACCAACTTGCTGAATAACATTGCCAACAAGCTGCTGGATGTAGCTGTCAACCTTGCCTTGTTCGGTGCAATGTCTGGCACGGGCACGGGTGGCGGTTTGCTTGGCGGTTTGTTTAAGCGTGCTGGCGGCGGCAGCGTTACCGCTGGTCAGGGTTACCTCGTCGGTGAGCGTGGTCCTGAACTGTTCATGCCTGGGCGTAGCGGTGGTATCGCACCTGCTGGCAGCTTTGGTGGCATGGGTAACGTGGTGGTGAACGTAGACGCCGGCGGTAGTAGCGTGCAGGGCGATCCTGGACAGGCAAGCCAGCTCGGCAAGGTGATTGGTCTTGCGGTACAGCAAGAATTGATTAAACAGAAGCGCCCAGGAGGCTTGCTCTCTTAATGGCTACCTTTCCTGCTATCAACCCAACCTACGGCGCTTCTAAGGCCAACCAACCGATTGTCCGCACGGTTCAGTTCGGTGATGGCTATGAGCAGCGTCTAACCTACGGGCTAAACCAAAATCCAAAGGTATGGACACTGACATGGCAGAACATCACTGAAGCCAACAGTGACACCATTGAAACGTTTCTAGATGCGCGTGCAGACGACAATGCCGCGTTTGAGTGGGCGCCTCCTGATGAGGCAGTGACTTATAAATGGGTCTGCCCGCAGTGGGACAAAACGATTACATATAACGGTCGGGCAACAATTACGGCGACGTTCCGCGAAGTATTTGAACCCTGATGGCATACGCATCTTGGGCTGCTACTAATAGCTACAGCGTTGGCAACATCGTTCGCGCCACCACGCTGCAGGCTTCTGGCTTGGTGTTCCAGTGCCAAGTTGCTGGCACTAGCGGCGCTACTCAACCTACGTGGCCAACGGATATTGGCAGCACGATTGTCGATGGCACGGTCACTTGGGTTGCGATTAGCAGCGTCTACGAAGAACTAGCCGCGCTGGCACCGAGCGCCATCATCGAACTGTTTGAGCTGCAGCTTGATGCAACGTTGCACGGCAGCAGTGACGTGTACCGCTTCCACAATGGCGCCAATGCCAACGTCACGGGCAACATCATTTGGAACGGCAATGCATACACGCGGCTGCCGATCAAGGCGGAAGGCTTTGACTACAGCAACACTGGGACGCTGCCGCGCCCGACGCTGACTATTGCCAACCTAGGCGGCACCATCACAACGTTGCTGCTGCTGGTGAACGCAACCACTGCAGGCAACGATCTGGGCGGTGCCAAGGTCACACGTATCCGCACGCTGAAAAAGTACTTAGACGGTGAAACTGGCGCCGATCCGTATGCCAAGTTCCCTGATGAGATCTGGTTTATCGATCGCAAAGCAAGCGAAAGCCGCGATGTCGTTAGCTTTGAATTGGCAAGCAAGTTTGATTTGGCGGGCATCAAAATTCCTCGTCGGCAGATCATTGCCAATATTTGCCAGTGGCAATACCGAAGCGGTGAGTGCGGCTACACAGGCAGCAACTACTTTGACGTCAACGACAACACTGTCGGCGTGTTGGTCGAAGACCGTTGCGGCAAGCGGCTCAGTTCGTGCAAGTTGCGATTCGGGGAGACAGCGGAATTACCCTTTGGCAGCTTCCCGTCCGCCGGTCTTGTCTCATGAAGTTATCGGACAGCCTTAAGGCAAAAGCACTGGAGCACGCACAAGCCGAATTTCCTAAGGAATCATGCGGTTTGGTTGCGGTCGTCAAAGGTCGTAAGCGGTATTTCCCCTGCCGCAATTTGGCAGATACCCCCAGCGAGCACTTTGTCCTTGACGCGGCGCAGTATGTCGAAATCGAGGAGCTGGGCGAGATCGTGGCAGTCGTCCACAGCCATCCCAAAACGAACCACGCCCCGTCGCAAGCTGATCGCGTTGCTTGCGAAAAATCCGGCTTGCCTTGGCACGTCATCAATCCGCAGACCGAGCAATGGGGCTACTGCGAGCCGGGAGGCTTTGAACTGCCCTACGTGGGGCGCGAGTTTGTCTTCGGCATCGTGGATTGCTACAGCCTGTGCCGCGACTGGTACAAGCGCGAGTTCGGATTGGATCTGCGGGACTACGACCGCCGCGACCAGTTTTGGACAAGAGGCGAGAGTCTGTACATGGACAACTTTGCCAACGAGGGCTTTCGCCAGATTCCGTTTGAGGATCTGCAGTATGGCGATGCCATCTTGATGCAGTTCTCCTCGCCGCTGCCAAACCATGCCGCCATTTACTTAGGCGAGCAGCTCGTGCTGCATCATTTGCAGGGACGACTCAGTAGCCGTGATGTGTATGGCAGCTACTATGTAAAAAGCACCGCCTGCGCCCTGCGGCATGAAAGTCGTTAAGGTCTACGGCGCACTCCGCAAAAAGTTGGGGCAGTGCCGTTTTGAGTTCGACGCCGACACGCCAGCCCAAGTGCTGAAAGCGTTGTGCGTCAACTTCCCAAGTCTTGAAAAGTGGTTGATTGATAGTGAACAGAACGGTGTAGGTTACCGCGTTACTATCGGCAAGGAAAAAATCGTTGACAATAACGTGCAGCTAATTGTTTGTCCTTTTAGCGAACGCGAAGTTTTTAGCATTACTCCGGTTATTGCTGGTGCAGGGCAAGGCGCGGGGCAAATTTTGGCGGGAATTGGTCTTGTTGCACTGGCTCTGGTTAATCCTTTTGGCGCAGCCGCGATAGGTACTTTTGGATTGACGGCGGCGCCGATTGCTGTAACGACTTTATTGCCCGCAGTTGGCGCTATCGGTGCTTCTCTTATTTTTAGCGGTGTTGCACAGGCCATTTCGCCAACACCGCAGTTTTCGTCTTTTGAACGCGGGCGCGATGCAGCCAAGCTGGAATCATTTAGTTTTAGCGGCATCGTAAACACGGCAAAGCAAGGTTTGCCTGTACCAATCGCCTACGGCAGGTTGTTTGTCGGCTCTGCTGTTATATCCAGCGGTCTAGATGTTGAGTTCAGCCCCAACTCGCCGTCTAAACCGACACCAAGCGACTTTGCCTTTTTCAGTAAATGACAAACCGCACATCCCAAATACAAGGTTCTGGTGGCGGTGGTGGCGGCGGCTGCTTCTTGGGACACACCCTCGTCGCCACGCCAACAGGTGAACGCCGCATTGATGAACTGCAGCCAGGCGATCTGGTTCTGAGCTTTGACGATGCTGGTGCGATCCACGAAGCCAAGGTGCTCAAAGTTCACGAGCACGACAACGAGCGCGTTCTGTGTTACCGGCTCTGGGGCGGTCAAGTATTAGACGCCACGCCCAACCACTGGGTACTCAACCAGTTCAACGCCTTCGTCGAAATCGACACGCTTGGCGCTGATGACTGCCTTGTTGACCACAACGGGCACTTACGCCCCATCGTTAGCAAAACGGAGTTCTGCACTGGCACCGTCTACAACCTGACGGTTGAAGGGCACCATACTTTTATTGCCGGCGGCATCCGCGTTCACAATGCCGGCTTGGGTGTTGGTATTGCTGGCTCTGGTGGCGGCGGTGGCGGTGGTGGCAAAGGCGGTGGCGGCGGTGGACAACGCACGCCGGTAGAAGGTGATGACACACTGCAGTCGGTTCAGTATGCCGCCGTATTAGATCTTATTTGCGAGGGCGAGATACAAGGACTGGACAATGGTGCAAACAGCATCTTTCTTGATGGCACGCCGGTTAAAGATACTGCCGGCAACGATAATTTTCGTGGATACCAAATTGCCTTGCGCAATGGCTCACAAGTTCAAACCGCCATTGGTGGTGCAGCTAACGCAACAGAATCAGAAGAGGCAGTTGGTGTTGAGCTGTTTGCATCCACGCCTATTACTAGGCAAATTACTGACACCGCCGTTGATAGAGTGCGTGTCACAATCAACGTACCGGCACTTCAAATTATTGAGGACGACGGCGACATTGTTGGTCACTCAGTTTCACTGAACATCAAAATTCAGTACAACGGTGGTGGCTACACCGATGTTTTAAGTGACACGATTAGCGGCAAATCAAGTAGCCTGTACCAGCGCGACTACATGATTCAGGTCGCTGGCGCATTTCCTGTAGATATTCGCGTCACCCGTACAAGCGCAGACGAGTCCTCTGTTAAGCGCCAAAACGAAACCTTCTGGTCTTCGTACACAGAAATTATCGACGAGAAACTGCGTTACCCAAACAGCGCACTTGTTGGCCTGCGATTTGATGCACGCAACTTCAACAACATTCCTGCCCGTAAGTATTTAATTCGTGGCATCAAAATCCAGTTGCCGTCAAACGCTACTGTTGATACCACAAATTACATCGGGCGCGTCACCTATGCCGGCGTGTGGAACGGCACGTTTGGTGCAGCGCAATGGTGCAACGACCCCGCATGGTGTCTATTCGATCTGCTGACCAACACTCGTTACGGCGCGTCAATCCCCGCCAGCAGCCTCGACAAATATGACTTTTTTGCCATCAGCCAATACTGCAACGCCCTTGTTGACGACGGCAAAAACGGATTGGAACCACGCTTCTCCTGCAACCTACTAATTAACAGCCGCGACGAGGTTTACAACGTCATCCAAGAGATGACCAGCCTGTTCCGTGGCATTGCGTATTACGGCGCTGGTTCCTTGGTGCTGCTGCAGGACAAACCAGCCGATTCCCAATACGTACTTGGACCAAGCAACGTTATTGATGGCTTTTTTACTTACAGCGGCACATCACAAAAAGCACGCCACACCTGCGCGACCGTTGCGTGGCAGTCTTACGACACATTGGGTGAAGTTGAATACGAGTACGTCGAAGATGCTGATGCGGTCAGCAAATACGGCATTATCAACAAAGACATCAAGGCACTGGGGTGCTACAGCCAAGGTCAGGCACACCGCGCCGGTAAGTGGGCGCTGCTTAGCGAACAAAACCTGACCGAAACCGTTACGTTCTCCGTCTCGATAGAAAGCGGCGTTGTCCTGCGCCCTGGCATGGTGATCGACGTTGCCGATCCAACCAAGGGTGGCACCCGTCGTAGCGGTCGCATCAACAGCGCCACCACAACCACGATCACTGTTGACAGCAGCACAAATCTATCGGTCAACCTTGCCAACGAGCCCAACATCTCGGTGTTGATGCCAAGCGGCAACGTAGAACTACGACCGATCCAGTCCATCAGCGGCACCACCATTACGGTCGGCAACGCATTTAGCGAGGCACCAAACGCCAACAGCATCTGGCTTATCCAAACCACCGACATCCAGTCGCAGCAATATCGCGTCCTCAATGTCGCCGAAGCAGAAGATGGCATCTACGGCGTTACCGCACTGGAATACAACGCATCGATTTATAGCGCTATCGAAACAGGCAACAAGCTGACAGAGCGTGATATTTCCAACCTTAGCGATCCGCCCGAAGCCGTCACCGGCATAACCGGCACTGAATATTTATACGTTGATGGTCAGAGCGTATTTTCTGGTTTTGACCTGAGCTGGGTCAGCCCTAAAGAGCGTGTCAGCGAGTTCCGCGTTGAGTACCGAATTGATAACGACAACTTCCAACAGGTCGCTACATCGTCGCCATCGTTGCAGATCAGGTCAACACGCCCCGGCACTCTGTTTGTTCAGATTACCGCTGTCACTAGTTTCAACAAGTTCGGTCCAATATCAACAGCACAATTTGGACTTGTTGGCAAAACCGCCGTCCCCGGCAACGTCCAGAACCTGAGCTTTGAGGCCATCAACGCCAACTCCGGCCGCCTGCGCTGGGACGAAACCGTAGACCTTGACGTGAAGGTTGGCGGCAAAATTCATATCCGCCACAGCAACCTGACGGATGGCAGCGCGAGCTGGAGCAACAGCGTTGACCTGATCCCCGCCAAATCCGGTAGCTCCACCGAGGCCATCATCCCGCTGGTGGAAGGCGAGGTGCTGGTCAAGTTCGAGGATGACGGCGGCCGCCAAAGCACCAGCGAAACCAGCATCATCATCGACCTGCCCGACACGCTGGCACCACTCACGCTGATCAATCGCCGCGAAGATCAAGATGCGCCACCGTTCCAGGGCACACGCACCAACACCTTCTACAGCGAGGAGTTTGACGCCCTGACGCTAGATGGCTCGGACTTGCTCGACGACGTGGTGGACGTGGATTTGCTGCCCACCTTCGACGTGATGGGTTCGGTGCAGTCTTCCGGCACCTACGACTTCGCCACCACCGTCGATTTCGGCAACACCTTCTCCATCGACTTCAGCCGCTACTTCGTCACCCGTGGTTACTACCCCAGCGATCTGATCGACAGTCGTTTAGCCGAAGTGGACGACTGGAGCGATTGGGACGGCGGTGTGATCGACGCGGTGAACGCCATCCTCGAACTCCGCAGCACCACCGACAACCCGAGCGGCACCCCGACGTGGAACGCATGGCAGCCGTTCGTCAATGGCACCTTCCGTGGCCGTGGCTTCCAGTTCCGCACCACGCTGACCAGCAACGACGTTGCCGAAAACATCCTTGTCGATGAGCTGGGCTACCTCGCCACCGTCCAACGCCGGACCGAGCAGAGCAATGCCGCAGCGAGCGGCACCACCAACACCGCCGTGACCTTTCCCTACCCGTTCTTCACTGGGACGGCCAGCATCGGCGGTTTGAACGCCTATCTGCCCAGCGTCGGTGTGACGGCACAAAACCTGCAGGCCGGCGATTACTTCCAGATCTCCAACGTGACCGGAACGGGCTTCCAGATCAGCTTTTTCAACTCCGGCGGCAGTCCCGTCACCCGCAACTTCACATGGAGTGCAACCGGATATGGACGGCAAGGCTAGACTTCTTGTATTAGAGGACGCCTGATTTGTGGCACAGCACGATTACGTCATAGCCAACGGCACAGGGGCGGCAGTCCGTTCAGACCTCAACGGTGCCCTTGCTGCAATCGCCACGATCAATAGTGGCGCCACTGCACCGACCACTACTTACGCCTTCCAGCTCTGGGCAGATACCACCACCGGCCTGCTCAAAATCCGCAATGCCGCCAACTCGGCTTTCGTAACCGTTGGCACGCTGGCCTCCACCAATCTCGGCCTGGCATCTCTAGCTGGCGCGACCTTCACCGGCGACGTCATCCTCGGCACCACCACGGCGCTGGAACTGCCGGACGGTGCAACTGGCGAGCGCCCCGGCTCCCCGGTCAACGGGATGATCCGGTACAACACCACCCTTAACCAGTTCGAGGGCTACAAAGCCAGCGCCTGGGGCGCCATCGGCGGCGGTGCAACGGGTGGATCGTCTGATGACATCTTCTACGAGAATGGCCAGACGGTCACCACCAATTACACTTTGAGCACTGGCAAAAACGCCATGTCAGCCGGACCGATTTCGATCAACTCCGGGGTGACCGTTACGGTGCCCTCGGGCGCTTCTTGGGTGGTGGTGTAAGTCATGCCAATCGCAATCAACGGCTCTGGAACAATCACTGGCATCAGCGCAGGCGGCTTGCCCGATGGCGTGATCACCACGGATGACATTGCGGCCTCTGCCATCACACGCGCCAAGATGGGCTATGCGGGGGCGATTCTGCAGGTGGTGCAAACAACAAAAACAGATACTTTTAGCGTCGCATCTACCAGCTACACAGACATCACGGGTCTGAGCGCAAGTATTACACCGGCCTCGTCGGGCAGCACAATACTAGTAATTGTTGACGCAAAATTAAGCAACAGTAGCGCTGATGCGTCTATGCTAAAACTTCTCAGGAATTCGACTGATATTTATATTGGCGACGCTGCTGGAAGTCGGATACGCGCATCTACGTCGAGCGGTTTCACGAGTAATGAAATCAATAATACAATAGCTTTTTGTTTAGATAGTCCATCTACAACTTCAAGCATTACCTACAAAGCGCAGGTTCGGTCTCAAAGCGGAACAGCCTATTTGAACCGTATGAGCACGGATACCGACAATGGGATATTTGCACGTACAGCATCATCCATTACTCTTATTGAGGTAGCAGGATGACCCTCAACCACGAAGCTATCCGTAAGGCTTACCCAGAAGTCGTCACCATCGACGATGGCACTGGAGCCTTCGATGCAGCTGGCAACCCCGTCCAGCTCAATCAAGCCAAGGTCGATGCAGCCGCAGTTGTTGTCGCTCAAGAGCAAGCACTGACAACAGCCAAACGCAACCGCTCCGTTGCCTACGCCGCCGAGTCTGACCCGCTGTTCTTCAAGGCACAGGCAGGCGAAGTTGATGAAGGCGAGTGGCTCGCTAAGCGCGAAGAAATCCGTGCTCGTTTTCCCTATCCCACGGAGGTGACCCCATGACACTCAGACTGAACGGCAGCACATCGGGTTACACCGAGATCGACGCTCCGGCGGTGGCTGGGTCGAACACGCTGGTGCTTCCGACTGGTAATGGCTCAGCCGATCAGGCGCTGGTCACCAACGGCAGCGGCACCCTGAGCTTCGCTGATCGCGGGAGGATGACGCTTGCCACCGCGCAGAACAGCACCAGCGGCACCAGCATTGACTTCACTGGGATCCCGAGTTGGGTGAAGCGCGTGACGGTGATGTTTAACGGAGTGAGTACCAACGGTAGTTCTGCTCTTCAAATTCAGATTGGCTCGGGTAGTTTTACAACATCTGGATACATTGGCTACGCAACTAGATTTGGCGTTGCTCCGAACAACGTCTACACAGCTATGTCGGCTGGGTTTGTCACTTCTGACGGTCAGGCATCAACAACTACAAGATACGGCGTCTTCTATTTGGTCAACGTCTCCTCTAATAACTGGAACCTATCAGGGTCACACACTAATTCAGCAAGCAACGGAGACACTTGCTTGGTCAATGGGACCTTATCCCTATCCGGCACCTTGGATCGCGTCCGCATCACCACCGTCAACGGCACCGACACCTTTGACGCCGGGTCGATCAACATCCTGTACGAGGGCTGATCATGAGCACGCTATCCACCACCAACCTCAAGAACCCCAGCTCCGGCAGCAATAATATCGTGCTGGCGACTGACGGCAGTGCCACGATTGCCACGCTCAGCAGCACCACAATCACCGGCACCACAATCACCGGCACCACAATTCAAGGCACGATCAAGTCGGGCACTGCAGTTGCATCGACCAGTGGCACCTCGATTGATTTCACTTCAATTCCGAGCTGGGTAAAGCGGGTGACGGTGATGTTTAACGGGGTTAGTACTAATGGGACAAGCAATCTTCAGATTCAGATTGGCATAAGCACCGGAGTCGAAACATCTGGCTACATCGGATCTACTAGCTATGGAGGCGGTGGAGCAACTACCTTCAACTCGTCTGGCTTTCTGCTCTATAACATAATGGCGGCAGCAAATACGCTTTCTGGCACTGCAACGATTTCACTTTTTTCGTCTAATGCGTGGACCTTGACCGGTCTACTGGCAATGAATACATTGAATGCGCCTTGCCTAAGCGCCGGCTCCAAAACCCTCGCCGGCACCCTAGATCGCGTCCGCATCACCACCGTCAACGGCACCGACACGTTCGATGCCGGTTCCATAAACATCCTTTACGAGGGCTAAACCATGCATCGCATCGTTGTTGACGTTCAAACCGGCGAGCAGGAAATCGTCGAACTGACCGCCGAAGAAATCGCGGAAATCGAATCCCGCCCTCAACCTGAACCTGCACCTGAACTTACCGCTGCCGAGAAGCTGGCTGCTAGTGGGCTTACCGTAGAAGAACTCAAACAGCTCCTCGGTCTGGACTGATGGCCATTTCCCCTGGCACTTACAACATCACGCTCCAGCGCCGGGCGGATTACAGCATCCAACTGCAGTTCAAGGACAGCACGGACACCCCGATCAACCTGACCGGCTATACCGCTGCCTCACAGGTGTGGAACCAAGACCGGACCACCAAATACGCCGATTTCACCGTCGTTTATACAAACCGCAGCACGGGAACGATTACCATTTCGCTCACCGACGAGCAAACCGCGCTGTTCCCCAATGAGGCGTATTACGACGTACTGTTGACCAACGGATCCGGCCTCAAGGAGTATTACCTAGAAGGCATTGTTTACGTGTCCGAGGGTTATACGGCATGACCACCGTCAACGTCAGCACGGTAACCAATACCGTCACGGTCACTGAAAACGGCAGCACTACTGTCGTCACAGTCCCGCAGACCTCAACGCTGACGGCGACTACGACTGGTCCTCAAGGTGCCACTGGCGCACAGGGTCCAGCCGCCACCGTTGCAGTTGGCACGGTCACAACCGGCGCTCCGGGCAGCAGCGCGACTGTCACCAATAGCGGCACAACTGGCGCCGCAATCCTCGACTTCATTATCCCCGCTGGATCCACTGGCGCGACGGGACCGCAGGGTGCAACCGGACCAGCCGGACCCACTGGTGCAACAGGTGCCACCGGAGCGCAGGGACCAAAAGGCGACACGGGGGATACCGGACCACAGGGACCACAGGGCGATCCCGGACCGACAGGCGCCACGGGCGCTACTGGTGCAACAGGCGCCACCGGAGCTACGGGTGCTACTGGTCCTGCAGGTACTGCCGCAACGATTGCCGTTGGCACGGTCACCACTGGCACGGCGGGATCGAGCGTAGTCGTCACCAATAGCGGCACCAGTTCTGCTGCTGTTTTTGACTTCACCATCCCTCGCGGTGATACGGGCGCCACTGGAGCAACAGGTGCGACGGGTCCGCAGGGTGCTACAGGTGCTACAGGTGCAACAGGTGCAACGGGCGCTGCTGGTGCAGACGGCAAGACGATCCTTAATGGCAGCGGCGCACCCTCGTCTGGCTTAGGCGTTGATGGTGACTTTTACATCGACACCACTGCCGATGAGATTTACGGACCAAAGACTGCTGGCGCGTGGGGTACGGGAACAAGCCTGATTGGCCCTCAGGGACCGACTGGAACAACAGGTGCTACAGGGCCGCAAGGACCGCAAGGCATCCAAGGTGCAACTGGAGCCACTGGTGCAACAGGTGCGACAGGTCCGCAGGGTTTGCAAGGTGATCCCGGTCCCACAGGAGCCACTGGTGCAACGGGAGCCACTGGCGCGACGGGTGCGACCGGACCTGCCGGAACTGACGGCAAAACCGTTCTGAATGGCAGCGGCGCTCCGTCTTCCGGTCTTGGCGTTAACGGCGACTTTTACATTGACACCACCGCTGATGAAATTTACGGACCGAAGACGGCTGGCACGTGGGGCACGGGAACAAGCCTGATCGGTCCTCAAGGTCCAACGGGTGCCACCGGAGCTACTGGCGCAACGGGTGCAACAGGCGCTACAGGCGCCACGGGTCCGGCTGGTGTGGTCGCTGCCACGGCTCCGATCAGCTACGACAGCGGCACACAAACCGTCAGCACCAGCATGGCTACCAACAAGTTGCTGGGACGCTCAACTGCTGGAACGGGTGTTGCTGAAGAGATCACGATTGGTAGTGGTTTAACGCTTTCCGCCGGTACGATTAGTGCAACAGGTGGAGGCGGTGGCAGCTCTACCGGCGGCAACCTTTACCTCAACAGCGTTTGTATTTAAGCCATGGCCGCCTCACCCGCATTTATCTCAACACCGCGCATCGGGCGCCTGTCGCTCAGCACGGCAAACACCGCCACTGATGGCACCGGCACGATCAACGACCTGATTGTTGGTGTGTCTGCTGGCACCAGGATCTTGAGCGTAAACGTCCAAGGCACTGCGACGACGGTTGCGGCACTGGTAAACCTGTTCCTGTACGACGGGACGCAGTGGGACTTGTTCGATCAGATCACGATCAGCGCCACGACGGGTAGCAACACAACTAAGGCTTACAGGCTGGTGACCGCGTACACGGATCTGGTGCTGCCAAGCGCGAGCCACAAACTGGGGGCGACGATCACAGTTGCTCCGACGACTGGCACCGTGCGTGTGCTGGCGTTCGGGGGTGATTTGACATGAACCTAAACCCAGTTGGCTGGGCGTCATCGTCACTGCGGATTGTTGCCAGGCTGTTCAATAGTGGCGTCAACAGCACCATGCCTGTCACAGCGATCAGTGAAACGCCGGTTGGCGTGGCCGATGCGGATATTGCACTGGTCGCCAAAGGCACAGGTGCAACATTGGCTCAGGTGCCGGATGGGACAGCGGCGGGCGGTAATAAGCGGGGAACTAGGGCGACGGATTGGCAAAAAACAAGAACAGCCGCCGCGCAAATTGCATCCGGTGCCAGCAGCGGCATAGTTGCTGGCGAAAGTAATACTGCTTCCGGGCAATGGACTTTTGTGGGAGGTGGTGTGGATAACATCGCCTCAGCAGTTTCAAGCACTGTTGCGGGCGGTTTTGACAATATCGCAAGCGGTCAATACAGCGGAGTTGTGGCTGGGTATGGCGCACGCGCATCCAGCAACTACAGCTTCGTCGGCGGCGGCCAGAGCAACACCGCCCAAACCAACACGCACGCAACGGTGTGTGGGGGACAGGGCAATACGGCGAGTGGCGGGTCGGCATTTGTGGGGAGTGGGAACTTTAATACAGCAAGTAGTACTCGGGCTGTTGTTGGCGGGGGACAAGTTAATACTGCATCTAACGTATATACAAGCATTATTGGTGGCGGAAGCCACACCGCGTCCGGCTACGCCAGCGTTATTTGCGGCGGTTTTGGTAATACTGCTTCTGGTCTTAACAGTTTTGTAGGCGGCGGCGAGAATAATACCGCTTCCGGTGCTTACTCTTTTATTGGCGGAGGTTTTTATGGAACAACCCGTAGTATTAGGGGTTATCACGTTTTTCCTGCATGTGAAACACCTATTACAACCGTTCAAGGCGTCACCCAATCCGCCCTCCTTCTTCTAGCCCGCCAAACCACCAGCGACGCAACAACAGTCCTCACCAGCAACACCAGCGCCGCAGGCACCACCAACCAAGTCATCCTGCCTAACAACAGCGCCTACAGCTTCTCGGGTGAGGTGATCGCTGGCGTGACTGGTGCTGGCAACACTGCCCGCTGGACGATCAACGGTGCCATCAAGCGCGGCGCCAACGCAGCCTCCACCACCATGGTTGGTACGGCCACCGTCACCATGACCCACAACGACGCAGGCGCTGCAGCATGGGTGGTTGCCGTCACCGCAGACACGACCAACGGCGGCATCAAAGTGGAAGTGACTGGTGCAGCAGCCACCACGATCCGCTGGGTCTGCAAAATCAACACCACGGAGATGACCTTCTAATGGCCTTCACAAGTTCCCTAGCTGAAACCAACATCGGCATCCCGCTTGCCGACACCTACGCCCGCATTACCTTGATGCGCTGCGATAAAGAACAGTGCCTGATGCAGGTTTCGCATTATGCCAATGCTGATGCACGGCACGCCAACGCCAGTCCGGTGTTCGATTGCACGGTGTTTGCACCCACGGCAGAACTGCAGCCCGGCGCTGATCCGCTTGCCATTGGCTATGCCTGGCTCAAGACCCAACCCGAATACGCCGACGCGGTGGATTGCTGATGGCTGTTAAGTCAAAAACCGGCACCGCCCGCGTAGAGCACACCCCCGGCAAACCAAAGCGCACTCGGCAAGGCCAAGGACAACACAGCCTGCCAAATCACGGCCGCAAAAAGATGCGCGGCCAAGGTAAGGGTTAATGCAACCGCCGGTCCTGCTGCCGGCACTGCCACTTGCTAATCCGCCTGAGATCCCAGCGCCATGGCTGGAATTACCTCGGGCGGTGGTGCCTTCTTATACGCCGATGGTGTATCCCTACGCCCCGGTCAACGACGTAGGCATACCACCCGCGAGCCAGGAGCAACCTCCTGAGAAACCTGCTGCGACATTAGCCATAACACCGGCATCAATACCGCCAATAGCAATCCAACCCCCGCCAGCGTGGGAGCCGTCGCCCGAAAAAGAACCAGCCAAAACGATTGAGGCTCCTGCACAACCAACTAGCGCAGAGACAACCACAATCACATTACCGGGCACCGCAATACAAATCCCTGTGCCAAAGGCGGAGATTTTGAGCGCCGCAGCAACC